CTACGATAACCGCGCATTCAACATAGCTACCTGTTCGTCGTTCATGTCATCAATCCACATACCGTAAATTTCATACACCATCTGCGCAGTTTCATGCCCCATCTGGCTGGCTATAAATGCCGGGTTCGCTCCTGCCGTCAACAGCCAGCAGGCAAAAGTATGTCGCGTATGGTACGGATTACGGCGGCGAATACCAGCACGTTTTACTGCTGCATTCCATCTCGCACCCAAACTGCTTACCGAGTAATAAGGTTTCTGTTTTCCGTTACACATCCTGGGCATGAAAACAAAATGCAGTTTTTGCTTTTCGGTTCTGCCGTACTCCCGATGATAAAAAGTGATTTCGCTTTTGCGATGATGCCCGGTCAGTTTGTATTGCTCCTTCAGTGCTTCAAGAGCTGGCTGTAGTAATGTTACCGTCCGGATCCCGGCATTTGTTTTTGGGGGACCGAACATATCAAGTATCGTCAGGTTTCTTCTGACATTCACAATTCCCTTCTCGAAATCCACATCCTCCCACGCCAGAGCTGCCAGTTCCCCGTGACGAAGCCCGGAGTAAACGGCAAATTTCCACAAGTTTTGGCTCTGTCCTTTTTCACTTTCCATTAATGCATTGAATTCTGTTTTAGATAACGGGTCAGGCTTTATTCTGTTTCGCTGTAATTTTTTTACTCCTTCAAATGGTTTGGTTGATATAAATCCCGACTGATACGCAAAACGTAACAGCGAACAGAGCAGGGCGATATAGTTATCAACTGTGCGCACGGTTCTTCCTTTTTTGTTGGATCTTGGATTATCCAGGTAAAGCGTTTCTCCATGCAGCAGTTCATTCCGGTAGTTTAAGATATCGCTATAACGAATATATGATATCGGGGTACTTTCACAAATTATTATTCTGAGTGTTTTTAATTGTGATTTCGTTTTCTTCATTGTGTTTGTTGTTAACTCTGTCTCTTTAATTTTTGTCCAGATATCACAAAGCTCCCCGAACGTTTTTATGACTCTCGTTGTCACCATTTTTGCCCCAGTGCTGGACTGGGGAAAACGTCTTAAATACTCAAATTCACCGGAGTTTATTTCATGAACTATCAGCGCTCTTAAATTTCCGGCCTTTTTAATATTACTGTTTGTAATCTCCCAGCCTTTTAATGTTTCCCGACATCGTTTTCCTCGAAACATGAACCAGATGCGAATGTTTCTACCTCTAATCTCGACACCTGTTGGTAATTTAGACATATCATGAGTCTTTGATAAACTGATTTATCTTTGGATAGTTGTACCAGATAATACCTCGTTTGCTGTCTGGCTTACCTAAAGGAGATACTCGTTTGAAGTGGAAGCCCTCCACCCAACAGTTCTGGCGGTATGCTTCAATTTGTCTGGCCCCCAGACCAGTGCGAAGCATCAGGCCGTATTCAACCATCCACTCTTCATTAAAGATTACTTGTGCCATCGCATCACCTCTGGCAGGCGCCAATGTTAGACTGAAATTGACGCCTGATGTTGATTATTAATAATCAGCTATGAAGTTTTAATTTGAATACAATGCAATTCACGAGGACTGAAGTTTCTCGCAATTAAAATTTATCAGTTTTACTTTCTGCTCTCTGGAAACGCCTGCTTCTTTTTTACCTGAGAGCATTTTTTCGCATTCTGATTTCGTTAGTTTAGATTTTGAATATCTTGTCCAGTTAGTAGGTGTGCCACCTTCCTTTTCAATTGTAGCGGTAATTTTATACATGAACGCCTCCATTAATATTTTCAGTGGTTCGTTTATTCCATCTTTCGAGCGCTTCTTTTTCACTTCCACCATAGCCAGTTCGGGATTCGCATCCGTTGCATTTTGCCCGGTAATATCCTGAAATGTCTTTCACCGTTACTGATGGACAACCACAAAACGGACATGGTTTAACATCGTCATATCTCAAAGTTTTTGTCATAAAAACTATCTCACGTTGGCGGTGCATTACACCGCCAGGCTGGATTATTCTTCTGGATTATCGATTACACTGTATTCCCCGGCTATAACCGATATGTCGTCTGGATTAATTGTTTCCACCTCTTTTCCATCCATCGATACTGCACGCTGGATTTCAATAGATACCGGCAGATACTTGAACAGTTTTCGTATCACTGTCTTTTTGGCCATGTCTTCAAAGTGTTCATCCCAGATGGACGACGCCCCTTTTGACGCTGCGTTTTTTGCCGCCTTGCTGTGTGTGTCGCGAACTTTTTCTACTTGTTTGCGGGTCATGACTTCAAACTGCACTCCTCCGTCTTTCAGTTTTGCAACAGCATAGACATGGGTTATAGGGGCATCTTCGTTTTCACCGGGACGATGAACCAGTTTTTCATCAAGGCCAAGTTCATAGCTGAATTCATCACATTCACGGACAACACGAGCTGACAGACTGATGATTTGACCTGATCGACGGGCAAGGTCGATCATGCCGCGATAACCGATGATCAGCTGTACGTTCTTCTTACCGTTTTTTGCTTTTCCGTTGCCGAACGGTAGCAGATATGCATGACCGAGGGCGCTACCTGGCTCAAGTCCGAGCTGTGAACACTGTACGATGGCACCGATAAAACTCGTCGAGTCACAGTTTCTTAGTTCCGGTACTTTACGGATTTCTGTTGTAGCAATGCGGATCATGCGTTCCGCTGTCATGTGACGTGGCAGAGCTGCTGCCAGTTGCGCTTTCATTGCCGGGCTGTTAATCACGCACAGCACATCCTTATCGTTAACTGCTGCTGGTGCACGGTTTCCCTGAGTTTTTTGCAGATCGGCTTTTGCGATAGGTGGTTGCTTAGTCATTTGCATACTCCTTAGCCCAGCGGGGCAGTGATAACGTCTTAATAGCTGGCCATTCATCGGTATTTAGGCAGTCAGCCAGGGTCCGCAGATTGCGGTGATATTCCTGCTGGCCTGCCAGTTTTGCTTCTTCGCCCATCATGAAAATCTCAACCGGATAACGTCCGCATTCAACAGTTGTGCTGGCAACCAGAAAAACGAAAGTTGGCTGCACACCAAACTGTGCTTCATAACCGTCACTGTAGAATGCATCCTGAACGTGATAGCGGTAGTCGTAATAAGCCGTTTTGAATCGTTGAATATCCGCTGTGGTTTTCACGTCCATGATCCAGTGAAATTCAGGAATAATTTTGTCCGGACGGCACCGACACAAAATTCCTGTTTCCGGATCTTCCCAGTAAATTGATGATTCAGCGTGTCCGGCGCTTTCAACAAGCCATTGCCCCAGCGGCAAAGCCATAACGCTTTGATACATGAGTTCAATTTTCCGGCCTTCTTCCGCAGTGATAACCGTTTTTCCTGTGCTTGCGCATTCCATCAGAAACGCTTTCTCTTCTTCTTTTCCGGCGTTTGTACGGCGGTTAAATTCAGGTGCTACGATAAAGCGGTTACTGAATTCTTCCGGTTCAAGTACCCGGCAGTGGAAAGCGGTTCCTAAATCGAGCGTTTTTGTCTTTGTAGTGTCCACGGGGGCATTTTTACGCCACAAATACAGTGCCGGAGTATCAGCAATGTCATCGAGCTGAGACTTACTGACACCGGGACCCGCGTGGTAATTCTCATTCGAAATTCCGTAATAAATACCTAGCTCTATGTCTTCTACGATTACGGGATCTGCGACTTCGCCAGTTTCATCACTGCAATCGCGATGCTGATCGCTGCCAGCATTCTCATTGTGCGGATGTTCAGCGCCTTCCATTTCCTCCGGATCTTTTTCCTTAGCTTCAACCTGATTCTCTTCACCGAATGTTTCCTGGTATGTTGCGTCGCCCATCACCGCACCACAGTCAGGGCAGTTATCCCCGCCAGTCTGACCGCAGGCATTGCAGACTATTTCCGGTTCCTGTTGCACTACTGGCTCAGGTTGTTTCGCATCCGGGCTGATTTTTTCCGTTTCTGGCTGGTTCTGGTACACAGAATCGCGAGTCTGGATCCCCTTAACCCATTTCGGATCGTTCGGGTCGCTAATTCCGTCAACAAATTCACCACGTGATGCAGCAAGCAATTTATCGGCATCGACAGGATTTTTTGATGGAATGTTTTTCCGGGCTTCATGGAGTTCTGCCCGCAGTTCCTGATATTTCGCATCAACAGGGTTTACCTGTGACTGAGCATCCAGCGGCTGCGTGTCCTGATGATGTTCAGTTGCGTCCGGTTCCATTGTTTCAGCCGTTGCCTGTTCATCTGCCGTTGTTCCAGATGGTTGCGGTTTTTCTTCATCATCCTGTTTTCCTTCTTCTGTTACTCGCTGCGGCATCGGGGCAGAGGAGCGACCGCAGGCAATATCCACGATTTCCGAATCAGGGTTGGCATGATCGGTTTCAATCAGTACTTTGTTCAGATATTTAGTGACGTGCGCGGGGATGACCTCGATCCCAATTGGTGCTTCTTTTACGGACGCAACCACGATGGCGCGGGAATAATCCAGCCCGCCAGGCATGGTGATGAATTTGTCGCGGAAAACAGAAAAGGGCGGTTTATTTTCAGCGATAATTTCCTCAATGCGTTTAGCGTGTGCCGGATGAAGGTTATAGATGTCCACGTCCATTGAACGGGCCAGTACGCCAGTGGCTACATCGCGCGCCAATGACGTCAGATCGTGGACGAAACCTTCGCCGCGATCGGTGAGGTTCCCGCCGCCAGCATTAGCACCGGAAGCCGTGCGAGTGATGCGTGAAACACGATTCCCTTTTCGCCATTCTTTTGTCAGAAGACCGCGATCAATGTGTTCGGTATCCAGCCAGGCTGAAATGAAATTCTTAAATTCATAGGGCTGATGTTTTTTCGTGATAGAGAAAACTGCCTTAATTGCATCAGTCAGGCGGAGCAGGGCGGCATTATCCAGAGTTGTCGGTTCTGCCATGCCGCGTATGGCCAACAGCAGATTCTGGACATAGCTGTTTTCCTGATCCATCTCAAGAGCAGTAATGTGTTCGCGTTGTTCTCGGGTGGCATGATGCAGGTATTTCCGATCCCCGGCCGCATAGGTAAAAATGTGCAGAAGACGCTGTGTGAACCGCAAAGTAGATACAGAGACTTCGCAATCCTGGCAATCCCCGTGAGCGTCTGCCCGTGTGTTTTCTTCCTGGCCTCCCGCCGGTTCTTCGGTTTCCGGTGCATCCTCCTGATGGTGAACGTCGTCTGGCGCTGCTCCCGGTTTTAGTTCCCAGGTCATGGAGTCTTTGCTGAGTTGATAGCGTTCACTCCAGGTAAAATCGATCTCACCTTCAGGGGGAAGGTCATTAACGACAGGAAAATTCGTGGCAACAGGTTTAAAATAGCTGCTCAGTTTTTTACCTGACTTAACGAGCAGGTAGTCCAGAGTGGCACAGGTCGATTCAAAATCGTCGCTTGCCCACAGGACGACGTCAGGTTCACCGGATGATTTTTTCGCTTTCCGTAACAGGAAGAGTGGTTTTGTGCTCATTGTTTTTTAACCTCAACTCAGATTAAAATTCGTTTTGTTCAGTGAATGATCTTGCCGGATACACACTGTTCATAGCCTGCGCCATACGCAGGCTATTTCTTTCAGATTTCACCTTTTAATTTCATTGCAATTAGAGTTGCCAGAAATTCGGCTTTTTTTCTGCGGGCAGATTCTTTCCGATATGCACCAGGCACATTTTTTTGACACCTTCATCAAGTGTTTTTACGTTGCCTGATGGACCATCGATATCAACCACAGTGAATGGGGTTTCTTTATTTTCTGTTTTAATCACGTAGCCAATACGCTTTCCTTCCAGATTAACCTCGTGAACAATGTCATTGGTAGTTACAACAGTGGCTTCATAATTGGTAATCATGTTTTTCTCCTTAATTAAGGTTGAGCGAATCCCTGCCATTGCTGGCATAAATTCAGTTTCGAATAGTCAGTTAATTAAAGTTCGTGTGCCATCTGGTCTTTTTCGGCACAGATTTCATTACAATATTTTTTCATTTCCGTCGTTGGGATAACTCCACGCATGAAATGAAGTGGTCTTTTAATACTATTGCTTTCTTCAACTTCTTTATCGCAAAGGTGGTAAGCACATTTTATTTTCTTAGTCATCACCATGACTCCGCCTTTACAGGTAAACCATCACGACCTAGGAAGACTTTAATCATGCGGTCAGTAATGCATGTTTTTGTGGTCAGGCTACGGATATAAAGTTTTCGCTTTTTAATATTATTTGCCGAGGCAATATATGTCCGGCCTTCATGAAGAACATAATCGCCAGGAGTCACACACTGACGTGGTATTTCATCAGTTCCGAAGTGATGTGCAATCATAATTATCTCCATTTTTACAAATGAACTTTGTTGATGCGGCGCCTGGTGCCTCCAGGTGACGTTAACCAGTTAACAATTAACGCCGGATAATCCACCCATAACACTGATGCTTTTTAACTGTTCCGCGTGCGCTGAGCCGCATTCACCGCATCACAAAATTCACTTTAAAAAGGGCGGACATCAGTCGAACTTCAAGAAAAACTGATGCCGCCAAGACTACACACAGCAGTGTTGTTATTCACAACCGGAGGCGCACTCCCACCATTTAAATTTAACAGACAAGACCGACTCTTTATGGATATCGGAAATGCGCCTTCGTGTTGTGCGCCTGTCTTTTTACCACTTCAGGCTCGGTGGTATACTGGAGCTCTCACACAACCAGTAAGGAGAAATACGTGGTTACTTCTTTTTGCCCATTGTGCCTACATGATGCAGAAATTCTTATTCTTCGTGATCACAAACTGTTAATTTATACATGTCCAGAGCATGGTAAATTTGCTGTCACTAATGAAACGGATAAGCGAATCCGAAATTTACACGATCTTGCCGCAATGAGTTCAGCGCACAGGAAGATTCTGAATTCGCTTTCTTCGGATGAAATGATGAGAGCCCAAGAAGAGGACGTCCTTCCTGCTCTAGTCCGAACAGTCCAATTTGATTACGAATCATAATTTCCAGCTCGATAACAATTGCAATGCGGGATTTTTTAAAGGTGCCGCAATCAACTATGAATGAACCATCTGGGATGGATCCCAAAACACACTCTTCGCGCATCATTCACCTGAATTTTTTTTTCAACCAGCGATTCGCGCCAGCTTCGGTTTTAAACGTTTTGCTTTTGGTATAAGTCATGGCGGTGAACGTTCCATCCTGGTTGGGGAATACGCCGCACACCAGGGATTCGTTATTGCCGAGGTCGATTTTTTGCATTTTTCGCACCTCACATTTTGTTGTTGCGGATAGAGGCTTCTGCCTGCCAGAGATCCCAGTCGTTGCTGCGTAGAGCCTGTACAGCCTGGCTGTAAGTGATATCGCAACAATCCATCAAATACTGAACTACTTCGTAATGCACCATCTTATCTCTCCCCTTAACGCCGGGTGGCGGAACTGTTTGCTGAGAACACCGTGCGGTGTCTTGATGCAAACAAGATTAGTCATGGCTAACAATCAGGTCAAGTATTTTTGTTTGTCATGGCTAACATTTATGGCGGCAAAAAAGATAACACATTGATTGTGTTATCTTTTGTTTGTTCGTTGACGGGCTTTTAATAATTCTTCAAAGAGTTTGTTGAAATTTTTTACTCGGGCGCGCATCTCGGTGAGCTGAGCATCCTGTTCTGATTCAGGCAATGCATTAAAAAGCTCAAGGAGCTCGTGTTCTTTGGGGGATAAAGCAACTGGCTCCTCAATAGGTGGTGATGGCTGCTTGTCTTCATCGCCAAATAGAATCCATGTTGGCGAGCACTGCAGTACATTGCTGAGGGCAAAAAGATTCTTCCCTGTAGGTTCGCTATCATCCCGTTCCCATTGTGAAACCGATACATGAGAAATTTTCAGGGCTTTAGCAAGAGACCTTTGGGTGTATTTGAGGTTTTTTCGGCGATACCTAATGCGTTCGCCAATGGTTAAATTTTTTGTATCCATAGTTAGCTAATGCTAAATCTTATTGACTATGTTTTTGTTAACATCTATTTTGTTAGCCATGACTAACAAGTAGGTGCTTTAAATGCTTAAAACTGACGCACTTTTGTATTTCGGTTCAAAAACAAAACTTGCACAAGCTGCTGGTATTCGTTTGGCTTCGCTTTATAGCTGGAAAGGGGAGCTAGTACCTGAAGGTCGCGCGATGCGCCTGCAAGAGGCATCTGGCGGGGAACTTCAGTACGACCCCAAAGTTTATGACGAATATCGTAAGGCAAAACGACCTGGGAAGGTGATTCATGAAAATCAGGCATGAGCACATCGAATCAGTGCTGTTAGCCCTGGCAGCCGAAAAAGGGCAGGCGTGGGTTGCTAACGCAATTACTGAAGAATATCTGCGCCAGGGGGGCGGCGAATTGCCCCTGGTACCAGGCAAGGACTGGAATAATCAGCAGAACATCTATCACCGTTGGTTAAAAGGTGAAACGAAAGCGCAAAGGGAAAAAATTCAGAAGCTGATCCCAGCAATTCTGGCAATTCTTCCGCGCGAACTGCGTCATCGACTCTGCATCTTCGATACCCTGGAACGCCGTGCATTACTGGCGGCGCAGGAAGCGTTGAGTACGGCAATTGATGCGCATGATGATGCAGTTCAGGCCGTTTACCGGAAAGCGCATTTCAGCGGCGGTGGGTCTTCCGACGATTCTGTCATTGTTCATTAAGCAAAAGTTTCCATGCTGGTTGTGCTTATTCTAAGCCACCGGGCAGCATCATACGGGGCAATTATGGCCGCATTACCATACATGCAACTGTACATAGCTGATTACCTGGCTGACACCATGCATTTGTCAGCAGAGGAACACGGTGCGTATTTGTTGCTGATGTTCAATTACTGGCAAACAGGAAAGCCAATACCCAAAAACAGGCTGGCAAAAATTGCCCGTCTGACTAACGAGCGATGGGCTGATGTTGAACCATCCTTGCGGGAGTTTTTTTGCGATAACGGCGACGAATGGGTGCATCTTCGGATTGAGGAAGATCTGACATCAGTCAGGGAAAAGTTAACCAAAAAATCAGCCGCAGGAAAAGCATCTGTTCAGGCCAGAAGAAGCAGAAAGGAAGCAGATGTTCAAACAAAACAAGAAGGAAATTTAACAGGTGTTCAAACAGATGTTGTAGTGGTGTTTGAACATGATGCCAACACAAAGGCAACTAATAAAGATACAGATAAAGATCTAAAAACAGATCCCCCCCTAAATCCCCCCCGGGGGAATCGAGGTGTCAAAAAGTTTGACCCTCTGGATATTGCTTTGCCGAACTGGATTTCTGTCTCGCTTTGGCGTGAGTGGGTTGAATTTCGCCAGGCATTGCGAAAACCGATTCGAACGGAGCAGGGGGCTAACGGGGCGATACGGGAACTGGAAAAATTCCTCCAGCAGGGTTTTACCCCTGAGCAGGTGATTCGACACAGCATCGCCAATGAATACCAGGGCTTGTTCGCGCCGAAAGGTGTTCGGCCTGAGACGTTGCCTCGGCAGGTTAACACCGTCTCGTTTCCGGACAGTGCGATCCCACCAGGCTTCAGGGGGTAACGAAGCATGAAAAATATTGCGACAGGCGGCGTTCTGGAACGTATCCGCAGACTGGCCCCGCCACATGTAACCGCGCCATTCAGGACGGTGGCGGAGTGGCGCGAGTGGCAACTTGCAGAAGGCCAGAAACGTTGTGAGGAGATCAACCGTCAGAATCGTCAGTTGCGGGTGGAAAAAATCCTGAATCGCTCCGGCATCCAGCCGTTGCACCGCAAATGCTCGTTTGCGAATTACCAGGTGCAGAACGACGGCCAGCGATACGCGTTGAGTCAGGCGAAATCTATCGCTGACGAACTGGTTACCGGATGCACAAATTTCGCGTTCAGCGGAAAACCTGGTACCGGAAAAAACCATCTGGCGGCGGCTATCGGGAATCGCCTGCTGAAAGATGGCCAGACAGTGATTGTAGTTACCGTGGCGGATGTCATGAGTGCTCTACACGCCAGCTATGACGACGGGCAATCAGGCGAAAAATTTTTGCGGGAACTGTGCGAAGTGGATCTGCTGGTTCTTGATGAAATTGGCATTCAGCGCGAGACAAAAAACGAGCAGGTGGTGCTGCACCAGATTGTTGATCGCCGGACAGCGTCGATGCGCAGCGTGGGGATGCTGACAAACCTGAACTATGAGGCCATGAAAACATTGCTTGGCGAGCGGATTATGGATCGTATGACCATGAACGGCGGGCGCTGGGTGAATTTTAACTGGGAGAGCTGGCGCCCGAATGTTGGTCAGCCAGGAATTGAAAAGTAATTTTTACCGGGAGGAAATTTTAATGGAGACCGTTTTTGACGCACTGAAAGCAATGGGAAAAGCCACGTCGGTAGAACTGGCAGCGCGACTTGATATCAGTCGTGAAGAAGTGCTGAACGAGCTGTGGGAACTGAAAAAGGCTGGCTTCGTTGATAAAAGCGTATACACCTGGCGTGTGGCTGATAATAACGTTCAGCAGGAGCAGCCAGAGCAGGCAGAACTGCCGGAAGAAACCACCACGGCAACAGTCGCGAAAATTTCGGAGAGCGATTTAAAAGCGACGATTGAGCAACGTGGACCACAAACGGCGGATGAACTGGCCACGCTGTTCGGTACCACATCCCGCAAAGTGGCTTCAACGCTGGCAATGGCAATCAGCAAAGGTCGTCTGATTCGCGTTAATCAGAACGGTAAATTTCGTTACTGCATGCCGGGCGGTAATTTACCAGCAGAGCCGAAAGCTGCATCGGTAGCGGAAACTGATGGTAAAGCCTTTCCTCAGCCTGCATGTGTTGTTTTACCAGTACAGGAGGCTGCAATACAGGAAGATATTAAAACAGAAACTGTGGCAGACATTGTGCAGCCGCTTGAGAAGCGAGTGGATAATCTGGTTCTGCCATCGCTGCGACAGGCAAACCGCGAACTGCGTCGGGCGAAAAGTGATATCCGGAAATGGGAGCGAGTCTGTATCGCGCTGCGGGAGCTGAACAAGCACCGGGATATTGTTCGACAGATTGTCGATTCCTCCAGTCGTATTGTGTCGGAAAAGTGATTGCCGGAGGCGCTTATGGCAAAAGTATTTACACAAGAAGAGCGGGAAAAAATTAAGGGGCAGGTTGTTGAACTCGTGCGCCAGAGTGGGCGCGAGACGTTACGGCAACTGGAAGCCAAGACAGGTGCGACAAGATATCTGATGAGTGTTCTCGCCAGAGAGCTGGTTGCCAGTGGCGATGTATACAATTCTGGCTACGGGTTATTTCCGTCTGAACAGGCTCGTAAGGACTGGCAAAACGCCCGTAAAAAACTATCAAGGGCAAAGGTGAAGAAACCAGCTGTGGTTGATCCGGACCTTATCTGGTCGTTACCAGCCGGAGAAATACGCCGTTACGACAGGCGTCTGAACATAATCTGCCGTGAGTGCCGGAAGAGTGAAGTTATGCAGCGTGTACTGGCGTTCTATCAGGGTAATTTTCAGGAGGTGATGTTGTGAGCCAAATTAACAATCGGAACTTGGTGAAGTGAAAGAGAAAGCATAATCCAAATCTGAATAATTAAATTCAGCACTGTGAATAAAATAGAGTCCTTAACCGGAGGAATTCCTGCACCCTCAAATCATCAGGAGGCCGCCCGAAAGGGCGGTGGAGATAATAATGGAAATAACTAAAGAACGATTATTGGAAATAGCAAATCTTAGTGATAGGGCATTAAGTGATGGGAGAATTATTTCTCCTGATGCTTATGAATCAGTTACAAGTATAGAAATAATAACGATGGCCAGGATGCTTCTTGCTTGCTTCAAAAAAGAATATAAAAAACAGGTAGATAGCAATGCTAATATATATGATATTTTGGACAGTTGGGGAGCTTGGGCTGTAGCTGGAAATAGTTCTATCAACTGGCAGCAAGTGGCTGATAAATATAAAGATGTTGTGCCTCATGGTAAAAAATTGCGTCGCCAGAGCAGCGATGATGAAGGGCGAGTGATTGATGAGTGGATATTGAGACTCAGACAATATAAAATAGATGAATATGAGTTAATTGTTGCCCACTTTGTAATAGGCGTTTCTTTGAGAAAGATCGCAAAAAGAAATAAATGTGCGGATGGGACTATTAGAAAAAAAATACAAGCAGTGATGGGAATATTGGAGGGAGTATTAATGTTCTAACTGTTAGAGCTAAATAAAAATCTTCGCAAGAAATATTCCTGCTGCAATAGAACTTGGTAGCCAAGCCAAATACATAAATAACTTTATTGTATTATCACATTTGGTTTGGCTCTTTGATAGTTCATATAGAGCCTCATTAATGTCCTTCTTAAGGTCTTCTGGATAATTTTCATTGTTTTTTAGAAAAGGCATAAATGCTATATCTTTAGCATGGCAAATATGTTTTAATTGTTTATCCTGATTGAGTAATACCATATGTAAAATAAGTGAGCTTAACAATACACCTAATAAAACGAGTAACATTTCAGATCTTGATGTTAGTTTTATAATCCCGAAGGATGCCAGTAAAGACACAGGGATTGATAATACTTTTGTCGTCAAATCAGTAATAAGTTTTGAGATTTTTTCAGCAAACTCTGCTTCAGACTTCGCAATTTCTTTTCGTGCCTTATGGAATGAAAAACCACTCATATACGTGGATAAATTATTTTCAAATAGCTTTACAAATTTATCCCAATGGCAAATTAGGTTTTCAAAATCATATTTGTTATCGAGAATAAACTCCACTATGGTATTCCTGAAAATACCTGTTTTTTCTGCTTGATGGGGGATTTGGGCGTTTTTTACATCTAAAAGACTCTTGATGATAGCATCATCAATGTCATTTATATTGAGCATCTTAGGTGTAATGCACGTTTCTAAAATAATAGATGTTGATTTTGCGTCAGAATCTTTCACGAAAACTAAACGATAATTTGAAGATTCCGATTTTGTATCGTGAAAGTGCGCAATCTCAGCCAGGGAAGAAATAATTGCACAAATTTTCTCGATTTTTATAATTTCGTCCGGTTTACTTGAATCAGACGGATGAAAATCCTCATCGATTATGTAATACTCTTTAGGAATTACACCTTTCTTGAGTGAGTTTATACAAAGGAACTCTTGAATTGAGTTATAGAAACGTTCTGCTCCATTTTTAGGGGATATGTAAGTGTATGAGAATTTATCTCCAATTTTAATTGGGTGTGATTTTAAATCGTCTTCGTCAATGAACTCATTATTAATATCAACATCTTCAAAATAACCGTAGGCTTTATGTGAATTTACTAACAAGTTTACCAAACGTTGATTGTTATTATTTATTTCAACAGTTGCAGAAAAAGAACGTCCGTCGAATTGGGGCTTCGATGATGCTCTATAAAAATCCACAACCGTTGATAAATTAGCCATTTTCTTTTCCACTATCCCTTAGTTTTAAATTTTCTTTTACCACAGCGCTTAGTTTAGCCTTAAATTCAGCTGGTAAGTTTGTAAATGATAATCTTCCAGTTGTTTCATCGTACCACACATCATCATCAGCTGTCACTCCAAGGAGAGACTTGTCAAAATTAAATCCAATCTCATCAGTCTTAAAGGTGATGTTTTTAATGTCTTTCAACGCCCGTTTACTAATAACAAATTCAGTTGGAATTCTCACATTTTCACTATTTAAAAAAAGAATTAATTCGTGAGTGTAAGATTCTTTGGTAGACTCATCTAAATTTGTCATGTGACGTGCTGCAATTACTTCAATATCACTCAATCGGGCTGACAAATTTTTAGCTGCTTGTGTGTCTAAATATGTAATAACGTCATGTTTAAATCTATTGGCACATGCTTTAAGTTCTGGTTTTTGGTTAAAAAATTGTTTTGCGACAGTTGGTAGTTTTTTTGTGGCTTTTGCTGCTGCAAGTGATTTGTCGCATCCTATTGCTGCAATAAAATATGCTGATGTGGATTGACCCACTCCTTTACTTACGAAACTTAGATAACTTAAGTCAATTTTTTCAGACTCATCAGCAGTTTTATATTGTTGGTAGAGATTGAAATTTATTCTTGCTGCTTGGTGTATTTTGGATAGATCCAAATGGATCATTTCTTCAGGTTCGAGTTTGTTGCTGATAGTAACACCATTTTTCTTTTTAATCATTGCAATTAAAAAGAATTTATTGTTATTTACAATATAGTCACAAAACACAATAAAACCACCAGATGACCAAGGTTCTTCTTTGGCTTTTTTTACAAGTTGCTTCATCACTTCAATAGAAAAAGGCACAAACTTTTCATTAATGTTATCCTCTGACTGAGAATACTCTTCAAATATTGATGGCACAGGCCCTTGTTCTGTTTTCTCCTCTTTAAAAACGCCATAATGTGCAGAATTGCCTTTGGTTCCATATAAAGATGAAATGTCTTGAATAAGTTTTATAACAATTGGATTGGTTTTATCGAGAGGAGTGGATCTAAGCTGATACGGCTTAGAAAAATCAAAATCCTTTTTTGCTTCTTTAATTAGTTCATGAACGATAACTTGCTTAATTTCCATATTGAAAATATCACCTATGTTATTGTTAGATCGTTTGTGATTTTTTACCATCACAACAACGACACAAAATCATTAATGCGTACGCAAAAATTTTGAATAATGAGTTAATCAATGTCAATAGTTAAACACACTACCGCTGTAGAGTTGTTGTCATTAAATTGCGTCATAAGTAGAATTGCTGCGGTGCTTGAGGCTATCTGTCTCAGGCATGAACACCAAAAGGCAGATAGAGAAAAGCCCCAGTTAACATTACGCGTCCTGCAAGACGTTTAACATTAATCTGAGGCCATATCTATGCGACACATAGAGATTAGCCTCTTACGGACCGAAAGGTCAAGGAGAAGCAGGCTATGAAGCAGCAAAAGGCGATGTTAATCGCCCTGATCGTCATCTGTTTAACCGTCATAGTGACGGCACTGGTAACGAGGAAAGACCTCTGTGAGGTACGAATCCGAACCGGCCAGACGGAGGTCGCTGTCTTCACAGCTTACGAACCTGAGGAGTAAGAGACCAGGCGGGGTAAACCCCCGCCACCTCTGATGTGTCAGGCATCCTCAACGCACCCGCACTTAACCCGCTTCGGCGGGTTTTGTTTTTCATGAATAAGGGATTAATAATTTTAACTGAAATTATATTGCCTTGTTGTCCGAATGGTTAGTTAATTATTCGATATTGTTGTATTTGTTGTATTTGTTGTATTTGTTGTATTTGTTGTATTTGTTTTTATTTTTGGGCTTTATCGTTTGCGATTGCTTCGAAATAAAGATTAATTAGAATTCATCCGTTTTGAGTAGCGCGCAGGGAGAAGATGGATGGACCCTGAAAAGGGGAGAGCTATTTATCTGGAAGGATTCTGAAGATGAAAATCGAAGAATTGCATGAATTGTTTAGTGAAAATGGCCTCTATGCTGTGCGCGTTGAGAATGGAACTATTGTCAGTCACTGCCGCATTAAATGTTTACAATCCCAGCAAAGGAAGAGCGGTGCTGTGTTAATTTATTTTGTGGATGGACTTATGGTGGACGGTTTTATTTTACGTGAAGATGAATTTGTCACATCATTACAGGCTTTGAAAGAGATAGGGCTTAAGGCTGGATTTTTTGCTTTTGAGACTGAGTGAATTCATCTACAATTCAGCACAGGGTTGACCCCCTGCTGAGTAACACCGTGCCACCGGAGAAAACCGATGGCACATATACAACTGGTCAAACAAACTTCTTCTGGTTTACTTCTCCCGGCGACACCGGAGAGTTGCGATTTTCTGCATCAAATCAAAATAGGCGAGTGGATACACGCTGACTTTAAGCGTGTTCGTAACTACGCATTCCACAAGCGTTTTTTCAAACTTCTGCAACTGGGATTCGATTACTGGACTCCGATCGGAGGGGCGATCACGCCTCACGAACGAAAACTGGTGTCCGGTTTCGTTGATTACCTGTGTGAATCAGTAGGCCGGGAACATACGCCTGCTCTGAGCGAAGCCGCAGAGCAATATCTGAATACCGTTGCGACACGCAGAACCCAGGATACGGCACTGCTCAAGTCATTTGACGCCTTTCGTGAATGGGTAACCATTCAGGCCGGATTTTACACTGAGCATTTTTATCCGGACGGTAGCCGTGGACGCCGGGCGAAATCCATCGCTTTTGCGAATATGGACGAAACCGAGTTTCAGCAGGTTTATAAATCTGTACTGAATGTGCTGTGGAACTGTATTCTGTTCCGTAAATTTTCCTCTCCGGAACAAGTCGAAAACGTGGCCGCGCAGCTGCTGGAGTTTGCGTAATGGTGAATTTACGTAAAGCGGCGCGAGGCCAGATGTGTAAGGTCAGAATTCCTGGCTACTGCAATCACAATCCCGAAACGTCTGTACTGGCGCATTACCGACTGGCGGGAACGTGCGGAACAGCGATAAAGCCACACGATATGCAGGCAGCGATTGCCTGTAGCTCGTGCCACGATTTAATCGACGGGCGGGTAAAAACTAGCGATTACACCAAAGAAGAATTGCGCCTGATGCATGCAGAAGGTGTTTTTCGCACACAAGAAATCTGGAGAAAGGAAGGTTATTTATGATTTACCCAACGAATACAGGAAAAAGCGGAGAACACCTTCGTCTCACCACGCTGGAAAGTGTCTGGATTCAGGGAAAACTGCGCATGTGGGGGCGCTGGTCGTATATTGGCGGCGGTAAGACGGGGAATATGTTTAACCAGTTGCTGGCATCCCAAAAAATGACAAAAACAGCCATCAATGAAGCCCTGCGCAGATTGAAAAAAGCGGGAATTGATAAACCAGAGTTGGAAGCATTTTTGCGTGAGATGATCGAAGGAAAGCAAAAAAGCTGGTTAACTCACTGCACTGATGCAGAGGCACTAAAAATTGATAGTGTTATAGGTGAAGTTCTGGCGGATCATCCAGGACTACTAAATGTCCTGAGTCAGCGTTATGTGGGGCGAGGGATGAGTAAGAGAAGGATGGCCGAGTTATTAAACGAACAGTACCCAAAGTGGTGTTTTAGCACATGCGAAAAGCGAATTGCTAATTGGTTGGCTGTTGCTGAGTATGCTCTATACATTCCCATGCGAGAATCATTTGCTCAAAAAACGGCTTGATTTTTTACGCACAAACTGCTTCAATTCCGGTACGCTTCGCAAAGCTGTATCGCGAGGCGAATTAAGCGCATGAACTTTAATAGAACCCGCCATTGTGCGGGTTTTGTTGTTTTTGTGATGTGGCATAAGAAACGACATTTAATAATCGCCTTCAAAATAAATTTGTTTATATGTTGTCGAGTATATATTAAATATACGTAACATGTTTGGATAAAATAAAAACACATAAATAAATTTACATAAATTGACGCAAAGTGTTGTTGCGATTGAATTATTAAACCGTATCATCGAAAACGGTTCTGAGGGGGAACTCTTCTTTGATCGGTGATATCGCTCCCCCGAAGAACCATTGCCGACTTAGCTCAGTAGGTAGAGCAACTGACTTGTAATCAGTAGGTCACCAGTTCGATTCCGGTAGTCGGCACCATATGCGGGTATCGTATAATGGCTATTACCTCAGCCTTCCAAGCTGATGATGCGGGTTCGATTCCCGCTACCCGCTCCAACATTTGTAATAAGCCTTATTGTATTACAGCACTGGCGTATTTTTTATTACGTGGGAGCGGATTGTGTTTAAATGGTATTCTGTTCTCTGGCTATGATTTAAGGTCGGGTGTAGCCTCAGTGCTGAATTTTTACGGCAGCAGAATGATGCATTATCGGTGGAGATTTTGTATTTCCTTGCAGGGTCGGTGATGCATCATTCTGGTGTTGTAAACAGCACCGCAGAGGTGTTCCTCAGTGCGAGGGTGGTTTATATAGTGGTTTAACGGGGAATCACAATATCTGTTGTAGGGATGGATATTTCGGGAGGCACCCGACACCTCGATTTCTATTACAATAAAAATGATTGATCTCATGCATTGACCAACCGCCTCCACTGGGCGGTTTTTTTTTATTCTGAATTCAAAAAAAAAGAAAACACGGACACTGATAATGTCCGTGTGGCAATGCCATATAAGTCAGCGATGAATATGGCGCAAAAAAAAGCGCGGCTGTCGGATTAACGCCGCGGGACAAAGTCCGTGAAGAAGAATAAGTATTGGCCCCCTTCTGGGGACGAGTTCATATTACTAAGCATTAAAAATGGTTTAAACCCTAAGATTAACCTTAATTTCAGGTAAGTCTTATTTCACTTCCTCGCGCCACGACCGGCGCACATCAAATAACTCCACACCAAAGGCATCTGCGGGTGCCTTTGGTGGGCGTTTTTTTTGCGGGCTGCTGGTGGCCCTTTTTTCTTTACAGGAGAAAAAGTATGTCTGAACCCTTATCCGGTTCTGGTACAGCCGCTGCGCTCGGCGGGGCGACGGTATTCGGACTGTTTACCGGGACGGATTTCGGGATTGTGTTTGGGGCGTTCGCCGGAGCGTTGTTTGTGGCAACGATACCGCAGTCGCTTTCAGCCTGGCGGGTGGCGGCACATTTTCTGGTGTCGTTCATTGTCGGCGTGCTGGGAGCGCGCGTGCTGTCAGCCTGGATTGCAGCAAAAACAGGTTATGACGGTACATCGGCGGATGCACTGTGTGCGGTGCTGGTATCGGTGGTGTCGGTAAAGATTCTGTCGTTTATCCACCAACAGGATATCGCATCACTGGTGTCCGGCCTGTTCTCCCGCCTGCGGGGGGGAGGAGGCGGCAATGTTAAGTAACCTTCCCGGATTGCTGAATGTGGCGTTATGCACGGTTATCGTGCTGACGCTCTTTTTTTATCGTCGTTGTGATTCCAGACATAAACCGCTGATGTCATGGCTGGCCTGGCTGTTGATGTTGCTTTATGCCTTAACGCCTCTCAGCTATCTGTGTGGTCGCCCGTTAGCAACGGGCTGGCTGGAAGTGTTTTTTAATCTGTTGTTCTGCGTGCTGGTAATACGTGCTCGCGGGAACGTTTCAAAAATCCTTTCATCCCGGAGGTGAACATGTCGGGTAAATTCAGATTCAGCCGTCGGAGCGAGAAAAATCTGGAGGGCGTCAAACCACAACTGGTTGCCGTGGTTCGTCGTGCGCTGGAGCTGACGGAGGTTGATTTCGGTATTACGGAAGGGCTGCGCACGAAAGAACGCCAGAAACAGCTGGTCGCGGAAGGGAAAAGCCAGACCATGAACAGCCGTCACCTGACCGGTGATGCGGTGGATGTTGTGGCCTACATTGGCAGCCAGGTGTCATGGGACTGGCCTCTGTACGAGAAAATAGCGCAGGCATTTAAGCAGGCTGGCGCAGAGCTGAATACTCCCATTGAATGGGGCGGGGACTGGAGTTCTCTGAAAGACGGACCACATTTCCAGCTGAAGCGATGACAGCAGGGGCTGAATATGAGCAGAGTTACTGCGATTATCTCCCCTCTGGTTTTCTGCATCATTGTCTGCCTGTCATTGGCTGTTAATCATTACCGTAATAATGCCATTACCTACAAAGCGCAGCGTGACAAAAACGCCAGAGAGCTGAAACTGGCGAACGTGACAATTACTGACATGCATCAGCGCCAGCGTGATGTTGCTGCACTTGATGCCAGATACACGAAGGAGTTAGCTGATGCGAAAGCTGAAAATGATGCTCTTCGGCGTAAGCTTGATAATGGTGGACGGATGCTCGTCAAAGCCAGATGTACAGTGCCAGCCACAACAAAAGGCTCCGGCACCGCCAGCGTGGGCAATGATGCCACCGTCGAACTCTCTCCAGTTGCTGGACGAAACGTTCTCGGTATCCGGGGGGGAATCATCAGCGACCAGGCAGCCTTGAGAACGCTACAGGAGTACATCAGGACGCAATGTCTGAATTAACAGAGCCAGCTTAATTGCTGGCTGTTTGTGTGAGGATGGGATTGTGTCAATGTTCAGGTATTATATGAATTACTGGATAAAATCGTTCGGTTTTGAATATCCGTCAAGAACCAGATCGTGATTCTCCCGATGAAGAACCAGTGTATCCATATAATCAGGTTTAAATCTCCAGCCGTTCATCTTTTTTGCAATTTTCGACAGACAGTGGTTATGTGTGAAAATTACAGCAATATTATCAAATTGTGATATTTCCAGTATATTGTTTACTGCGTCATTATCGCAGGTTGAAATATCAGGAGTGGTTGCTGTTTTCCCACCCGAAAAAAAAGAGGCTGTCTGTATCGTTCGGACTGTATCTGTTGAATAGAGACCGTAGTCCGGAAACATTTTGCTGAATGCGTTTCCATATTGTTGAGCCTTGCTGGCTCCATTTATTGTGATTCCATCACGTTCTGACAGGCATGTATTGGTGGAGCGATCACATCGTTCTCCATGTCTGATGAGAAAAATAAGCTGATGCTTCTGGTTAATTTCAGCGATGTCATTCATATCAAGCCTGGTCGGAGTTCTTGCTATATATATGATTGACAGAGAAATTAATATAACGAGTAAAGATATAATCAGAAATTTTATTATTTTGCGGCTGGGCATATAAATATCCTTATACAAGTGTGTGAAAAAGGACATTATTATTTGTAAATCTTATGTAATCCTTAAGGGGGTCTGACGTGGAGAAATGGGCACTGGTAGCGATACTGGTGCCTTTTTTATTGGTGGGATGCGTCAGCCTGGATAAGGCGCGCCAGTTTTTCGATACCGCGTCTCAGGTCTGCCAGCTTATTGATGACTTTCGACGGTGTACGCAGAACTGATCGCCGGTAAGAACAGAATATTTTTCTGAAAAATGAAGGGTGTGCCCGCGTGCAGAAAGCATGAAATTCTGTGTTTGTGGTTATTCAATAAAATAAAATCTTTCTTTCGCCGCGAATACTCAAATGTTGATCAGCGCCCGGTGCGGCGACGGGCTTCGATATCAGGAGACGATGATGGAAAAAACAGAAAACAAACCGATTGTAATTGGTGCTGCTGCTGTTCCGTTTAAGTTTGAGTTGTCTCAACTGGTGGAGATGCGCATCAGTGATGAATGGGGTGAGGTTAAAGCCCGCGCGCAGTATGCGGATGGCGAAAACCAGTACTTGCTCCACTATAAAGCAGCTGATGGTCGCGCCACGACGGAGTGGTTTGGTGAGTCAATGCTGGAAGCAACAGAAGATGATCGCCATCCGGGGTGTCCGGTATTTGCCTGCATGAAATTACCGGAAGGCGCAGTCGTTACTGAATAACAGGTATTACAGCAGTTCTTCGGTGATGGGCTGCTGTAATGCAGGTGTTAGAGTGTGTGTAAATGATGATTGCTCCCATTTTCACGGGTCCTTTCCAGAACCTGAAACACCGGGGGTCATGGGACGCGCAAAAACGCGCTATTTATGAAAATTTTCCAGGAAAAAGCATGTCGGTACTTCTCGCGCGTAACTGTTTGTTTTTTCAGATATCGTATCTGTAAAAGGTCCGACATGATATCGCTCAAAAATGCCTTATTCAGGCGTTTTCATGTCGGACCTTGTATTTGATATGGAAATGTATTGTGAAAGTTAACAAAAAGAAACTTGCTGAAATTTTCAACGTGGATCCACGAACGATTGAACGTTGGCAGTCTCAGGGGCTGAGAGTTTTGTCGGGGGGAGGCAAAGGTATCGAGGCCATGTTCAATACTACAGAAGCCATTGAGTGGTATGCGCAGCGGGAAAAAGATATCGAAAATGAAAAGCTCCGCAAAGAACTGGAAGATTCGCGTGCGGCTGCAGAATCAGATTTACAACCCGGCACCATTGACTATGAACGCTACCGGCTCACTAAAGCACAGGCTGACGCACAGGAGCTGAAAAATGCCCGCGAAGAAGGGCTGGTGCTGGAAACGGAATTGTTTACTTTCATTCTGCAACGTGTGGCTCAGGAGATTTCGGGAATACTTGTACGTGTGCCGCTGACATTACAGCGTAAATATCCGGATATTTCACCGTCACACCTTGATGTGGTGAAAACTGAAATTGCGAAAGCCTCCAATGTTGCAGCTAAAGCCGGTGAAAACGTGGGCAGGTGGATTGATGATTTCAGACGCACAGAAGGCAGCTAATGCAGCCGGTGCGATAGCCACAGGGCTTTTATCTCTCAATATTCCGGTTCCACTGACGACGGTTCAGTGGGCTGATCAAAATTATTATCTGCCGAAAGAATCTTCATATACCCCCGGGCAATGGGAAACCCTGCCGTTTCAGGTTGCCATTATGAACAGCATGGGAAATGACCGGATCCGCACCGTTAATCTGATTAAATCGGCGCGCGTTGGTTACACCAAAATGCTGTTGGGGGTGGAGGCTTATTTTATTGAGCATAAATCCCGTAACAGTCTGCTTTTTCAGCCAACAGATTCTGCGGCAGAAGATTTCATGAAATCTCATGTTGAGCCAACGATCAGGGATGTCCCTGCATTGCTGGAGCTGGCTCCATGGTTCGGAAGAAAGCACCGCGATAATACACTCACCCTGAAGCGTTTTTCCTCCGGCGTGGGGTTCTGGTGCCTGGGCGGTGCCGCAGCTAAAAACTACCGTGAAAAATCTGTGGATGTGGTCTGCTATGACGAACTCTCCTCGTTTGAACCGGATGTGGAAAAAGAAGGCTCGCCGACGCTGCTTGGCGATAAACGTATCGAAGGCTCGGTATGGCCTAAATCCATACGTGGCTCAACGCCGAAAATTAAAGGCTCCTGCCAGATTGAGAAAGCCGCGAATGAATCTGCGCATTTCATGCGGTTTTATGTCCCTTGCCCTCATTGCGGGGAGACCCAGTATCTGAAGTTTGGCGATGATGCGACGCCGTCTGGCCTGAAATGGGAGAAGGGTAAACCGGAAACGGTGTATTACCTGTGTGAACATAATGGCTGTGTGATCCGGCAGTCGGAACTTGACCAGACCGACGGACGCTGGATTTGTGACAATACCGGGATGTGGACGCGTGATGGCCTGACATTTTACAGCGCCGGTGATGAGGAGATGCCGCCACCGCGCTCAATCTCGTACCATATCTGGACGGCGTACAGTCCGTTCACCACCTGGGTGCAGATTGTCTACGACTGGCTGGATGCGCTGAAGGATCCGAACGGCGTCAAGACGTTTATTAACACCACGCTCGGGGAACCCTATGAAGAGGCCGTGGCAGAAAAACTGAGCTTTGAGTTGTTGCTGGAAAAGGTCTGCCACTATGGCGCGCAGGTCCCCCTGCGGGTGGTTTACCTGACCGCCGGGATCGACTCCCAGAAAGATCGCTATGAAATTTATGTCTGGGGCTGGGCTCCCGGCGAAGAAGCCTTTCTGATTGATAAGCAAATTATCATGGGGCGACCGGAAGACGAGGACACCCTTAAACGTGTTGATACGGTGATCCGGAAAAAATATCGTCATGCTGACGGTACTGAAATTTCCATTTCCCGTGTCTGCTGGGATACCGGTGGTATCGACCAGGACATTGTGTATCAACGTTCCAGGAAACACGGCACTTTTTTTGTGCTTCCCATAAAAGGGGCATCGGTGTATGGCAAGCCGGTGATCACCATGCCCAAAAAGCGCAACCAGCGTGGTGTGTTTTTGTGTGAGGTGGGCTCCGATACCGTCAAGGAAATGCTGTACGCCCGTTTTGCCCTGCCAGTGGTCTCTGCCAGTGAAGCCGCTCCGTATACCTTCCGTTTTCCGGATAACCCCGACATTTTTTCGGAAGAAGAGGCGCGTCAGATCGTGGCGGAAGAGCTGGTGGAGAAGGTGGTTAATGGCAGGGTGAAACTGCTGTGGGATAAAAAAGGGCGACGCAACGAAGCCCTCGACTGCCTAGTATATGCCTATGCTGCCCTGCGTATTTCAGTTCAGCGGTGGCAGCTGGATCTTGAAGCATTGGCCCGTGCCAGAAGAGATGAGCAGGACGACGAAGAGATGAGTCTGGAAGAAATCGCGGCTGCACTGAGTGGAGGATAAAGAATGGTTTATACGCATGAAATGCTTTGTGATGCCCGCCGGGCATTACATGAACTGATGATCGGACGTGCTGTGGTTTCCGTCAGCAAGGACGGGCGTCAGGTTCAGTATTCGCGGGCGACGATTGGTGAACTGCGTCAGTATATTGAAGAGCTGGAAAGTGCGCTGGGTGTATCCGGACGGCGTCGCGGCCCGGCAGGAGTGGGGCTGTGAACGGGGAGCTGGTGGATCTTCACGGGCAGCCACTGCGGCAGAGTATGGGGTATTCCGGAGGTGGTACCGGATTTGGCGGGCAGCTTGCGGAATGGCTGCCTGCACCGGAAAGTGCCGACGTGGCGCTCTTACCTTCCATTCAGCTGGGTAACGCCCGTGCGGATGATCTGGTCCGCAATAACGGTATTGCCGCAAACGCCGTTGAAATTCATAAAGACCATATCGTCGGACACATGTTTCGTCTGAGTTACCGGCCCAACTGGCGCTGGTTGGGAATGTCGGAAGCCGATTCACATGCCTTTATTGAAGATGTGGAGGCGGCGTGGATGGAATTCTGCGATCCGGTGTTTGGTTCGATGGATGTGGAAGGGCGTCGTTCGTTTACCGAATTTATTCGTGAAGGGGTGGGCGTTCATACGTTTAACGGTGAAATTTTTGTCCAGCCCGTATGGGATACGGAATCCACGTCATTATTCCGGACGAAATTCAAGACCATCAGCCCGAAACGTGTCAGTACACCCGGTTATGGTACCGGCGATCGTTTTATGCGTGCCGGGGTGGAAATCAACCGGTACGGGAAAGCACTGGCCTACCATGTTCAGGAAGATGACTGGCCCGGTTACGGTGTCAGCAACTGGACGCGGATTGCGGCGACGCTGCCCTCCGGGCGACCTGGCATGATCCATGTGTTTCAGCCGCAGGAGGACGGGCAGACGCGCGGGGCCAACCAGTTTTATTCTGTCATGGAACGCCTCAAGATGCTCGACACACTGCAGGCCACGCAACTGCAGTCGGCGGTGGTGCGGGCGATGTATGCCGCGACGATTGAATCCACGCTGGATTCGGAAAAAGCATTTGAATATATCGCCGGGGTGGGAGATGACGGTAAAAATCCCCTGAACACCATCATGAAAGGCTACGCGCGTTATTACGCCACCAATACGGTAAAGCTGGGCGGGGTCCGTATTCCACATCTTTATCCGGGGGATTCACTGAATCTGCAGACAGCGCAGAATGCAGATAATGGTTTCTCTGAACTGGAAAAGGCGCTGTTACGTTACATTGCTGCCGGACTGGGGGTGTCCTATGAACAGCTTTCCCGTGATTATTCACAGGTCAGTTATTCCAGTGCCAGGGCATCCGCCAATGAGTCGTGGCGGTATTTTATGGGCAAACGAAAATTTGTGGCCAGCCGGCTGGCATCACAGATGTTTGCCTGCTGGCTGGAGGAAGCTCTTATTCGCGATGTGGTCCGCCCGCCGAAATCCCGTTTTTCATTCTGGGAGGCCCGTTCCGGATGGTGTCGTGCCGAGTGGATTGGTGCCGGTCGCATGGCGATTGATGGCCTTAAGGAAGTGCAGGAAGCGGTGATGCGTATTGAAGGTGGTTTAAGCACGTACGAGAAAGAGCTGGCCCTGATGGGCGATGACTATCAGGAGATTTTCCGCCAGCAACTGCGTGAAAGCCAGGAGCGACAGGCAGCGGGTCTTCCCCGCCCCATCTGGATAAAGGACACGTTTGTGCAGCAGATCCGACAGACAACGGGAGAAAAAGGCGATGCGTCGTAATTTATCGCATATTGCCGCCATGGCATTTAATGAGCCGCTTTTACTGGAACCCGCCTATGCGCGGGTTTTCTTTTGCGCGCTGGGTAAAGAGATGGGAGCCGGCAGCCTTGCCGTTCCTCAGGAGGCTGTTCAGCTTGATGCTGATGGTATGCAACTGGCTGTGACTGACTATATGGCGGGCGGTCAGCGTCCGGCAAAGAGTTACCAGGTGAAGAATGGCATCGCCATTCTGCCGGTGAGCGGCACGCTGGTGCGTAAACTGGGTACCCTGCGGCCTTACTCCGGCATGACTGGCTATGACGGCCTGACGGCCCGCCTTCAGATGGCGGTAAATGATCCGGATGTGCGTGGCATTTTGCTGGATATCGACAGCCCGGGCGGTCAGGCTGCCGGGGCGTTTGACTGTGCTGACATGATTTACCGTCTGCGGGAACAGAAGCCCGTGTGGGCGCTGTGTAATGACATGGCCTGTTCAGCCGCCATGTTGCTGGCGGCAGCCTGTACCCGTCGGCTGGTCACGCAGACGGCAAAAATTGGTTCGATTGGCGTGATGATGGCGCATACCAGTTACGAGAAACAACTGGCACAGGAAGGGGTGGACATCACGCTGATTTACTCCGGGCAGCACAAGGTTGACGGCAACAGTATTCAGGCATTGCCGGCAGGTGTGCGTGCAGATTTTCAGCGCCGTATTGATGAGGCCCGCCGGATGTTTGTCGACAAGGTGGCGCTTTATACGGGGCTGAGTTCAGAGGCGGTGATGAATACCGAGGCTGCCGTTTATGACGGTCAGGCAGGCATTGATGCAGGCCTGGCTGATCAACTGATTAATGCTGCAGATGCCGTTGAAGTGATGGTTTCTGCACTGAATGACTCTGTTACGAAGGAGAATGCAATGACTGTTAAAAATCTCACCGTTGCTGAAGCGGTGGCCCAGGAAAATCAGCGCGTGATGGGGATCCTGAATTGTCAGGAGGCGAAAGGGCGCGAGCAACTGGCGCAAATGCTGGCAGGTCAACCTGGAATGACGGTTGAGCAGGCGAAAACGTTGCTGGCTGCTGCGCCGGTTGCCGGTACTGACAGCACGGGTGATCAGATTATGGCGCTGCCGGAAGCAAAGGGGCGTGAGCAACTGGCACAGATGCTGGCAGGTCAACCGGGGATGACGGTGGCGCAGGCGAAAGCGTTTCTGGCGGCAGCCCCTGCTGCCGGTGCTGCAGGCACAGGCGATCAGATTATGGCGTTACCAGAAGCAAAAGGGCGTGAACAACTCGCGCAGGCGCTGGCTGAACAGCCGGGAATGACCGTTGACCAGGCCAAAACGTTACTGGCGGCGGCACCGGTTGCGGGTTCTGCAAGTGTCGGCGAGCAGATTATGGCGCTGCCGGAGGCGAAAGGGCGCGAGCAACTTGCACAGGCACTGACAGAACAGCCAGGAATGACGGTGGCGCAGGCGAAAACGCTGCTGGCAGCCGCGCTGGCGGCATCGCAACCGTCACAGGAAACACTTTTTGATCGCTTTATGGCACAGCATGCTGCCAGTGCGGTTTCCGGTGGCGGAACTGCCGGGCGCGGGGAGGAAGACCTGCTGATGAGTATGCCGTAAGTGATATCCGGAATTCAGATAAATCAGGAGACTGAAAAATGATTAAAACCACCACGGAAAAGCGCGCGGATGTGCACATTTTTGCCGGAAACGATCCGGCGCATACCGCAAAAGCCACCAGTGGTATCAGTGCCGCCATGCCTGCACTGACGCCACTGATGCTGGATGACGCCACCGGTAAACTGGTGGCATGGGATGGTCAGAAAGCCGGAACGGCAGTGGGCGTGCTGGCTCTGGCGCTCACCGGAACAGAACCCACGCTGACGTACTACAAAAGCGGTACGTTTGCCACTGAGTCGCTGGTCTGGCCTGACTCTGTGGATGCGGTGAAAAAAGCCAACGCATTTGTGGGAAGTGCCATCAGCCACGCCTGATGGGGAAATGATTAACTGAAAAACGGGTCGCGATGCGGCCCGTTTGTGTTTCTGAAGGAAAATAAATTATGGGGTTATTTACCACGCGTCAGTTACTCGGGTACACCGAGCAGAAAGTGAAATTTCGTGCGCTGTTTCTGGAGCTGTTCTTTCGTCGCACGATCACTTTCCATACTCAGGAAGTAATGCTGGATAAAATTACCGGCAAAACACCGGTTGCGGCGTATGTGTCTCCGGTGGTGTCAGGCAAAGTGCTGCGCAGCCGTGGTGGTGAAACCCGCGTGTTACGTCCCGGTTATGTAAAACCAAAACACCGCTTTGATTATCAGCAGGCAGTGGAACGTCTTCCGGGAGAGGATCCGGCCCGCCTTAATGACCCTGCTTACCGCCGTCTGCGTATTCTGACGGACAACCTGAAACAGGAAGAGCAGGCGATTGTGCAGGTGGAAGAAATGCAGGCGGTCAGTGCCGTTCTGCAGGGTAAATACACCATGAGCGGCGAGCAGTTTGAGACAGTGGAAGTGGATTTTGGGCGCTCTGCCGCCAATAACATTACGCAGGCTGGCGGACGCGAATGGTCACAGCAGAATGCTGACACCTTCGATCCGACGCATGATCTGGATGCGTACTGCGATTTCGCTTCCGGCACCATCAATATCGCGATTATGGACGGCACGGTCTGGCGTATGCTGAACGGTTTTAAACTGTTCCGTGAAAAACTGGATACCCGCCGTGGCTCCAAATCTGAGCTGGAAACGGCACTGAAAGACCTGGGCTCCGTGGTTTCCTTTAAAGGCCATTACGGCGATCTGGCAATTGTGGTGGCGAAGACAACGTATGTTGACGAAAACGGGGATGAACAGCGTTATCTGCCGGAAGGTACACTGATTCTGGGGAATACCCAAGCGGAAGGTGTTCGTTGCTATGGGGCCATTCAGGATAACCAGGCGCTGAATGAAGGGATCACCTCTGCAACGCGTTATCCGAAGCACTGGGAAGTTATTGGCGATCCAAGTTGCGAATATACCATGACGCAGTCTGCGCCGTTGATGGTGTTGCCGGATCCGGATGCGTTTGTGGTGGTTCAGGTGAAATAAGACGGGGCGGGATATTCCCGCCTTTTTCTTTAGCGCACGGGAGAGATGTGATGACAAAAGAGCAGATGACTGAACGTTTGCAGGAACTGGCTGTGATTCTGGGGCGTGAAGCAGATATATCAGGTTCAAAAGCCGATCTTGAGCAGCGCCTGGCGGAATGGGAAGAGGAGGCCGCCGGATTCGATGGGGAGGAGACAGGGAAGGAAGAGGTGGGCAACGATGCATCCGGCGACGGAATGCATTCTGAGCGGGGACTCGCCCGGGTGCGTATGCTGAAAACGGCGCATATGCCAGCCTGTGATGCTGTGACGGGAAAAATGTTGATGTTTGCCCGGGCCTCCAGTGTTGTGCTGGTTAATGAAGCCGCAGTTCCTGCGTTGCTGGCGGACGGTCTGGCAGAAAAAATCCGGGAGTGATGATGTTCGATAATCTGTTCGATCAGGCCATGAGTGATGCGGATGACATCATCCTGGATACGATGGGGACGGAAATCAGCATATATCCGGGCGGCACGGAAAGAAGAATCCGTGCCGTTTTTGATGCCCCGGCAGATAACACCGGGATGAACACTGGCAGCGGCGAAATTCGTGATACTGCGCCCGTGTTATTTACCCGGAGCGCATGGGCCGCCGGTCTGAAAAAATATGACAGGGTCATGATCCACGGCGAACCCTATCAGGTAGTCGATCCCGGCTGGGATGAGTCAGGCACTGCGGGTCAGGGGGTGATTACCATCACCCTTGCGCGTGGAGAGCCGGGGAGAAATACACCTGCTGCACCGGAACGACCGAGTAAACGTTATGGCAGTCAGAGAGCATGAACGAAGCAGTGCCCGGCAGCGACGGCTGGCACGAAACCTCGTCGTCGATATTGATGAAGATGAGGTGCTGAAAATTATCGCTAAACTGGGTGGGTCAAAAAGTCAGATCCGTAAAGCCTGGGGCGTGGCGCTGAAAAGAGCCGCGTCTGCACTGCGGATGAAGGCTATGGCTGAGTTTAAAAAACAGGTTGCCCCACGCAGTCAGAAAATGATCAAAAAGCGTGTTCTGCATAATTTTATCATTCGTCGTAACGGTGATGAGTTTGATGAGGCGAAGGTATGGTTCGGTCTGAACGCCATCAAAGTACGCGATCTGCGCGGACGCATCAGTGGGGGACGACGCGGTGAACGCCATCAGTTGCGCGATGAGCGGGGGCGTTTTGCACCAGCTTCCCGCCGCAGGGAGGCACGGGAGGTCCGTTTTAAACCTGCCGGGGAATCCCTGCCTGTCACCACCTGGTCAACGGATGATGCCTTTATCAACCAGTTCGAAGCGGAAAATCGTAACGGACGTATATCAAAAAGGAAAACGATACTGATCCGACAGGCATCCGGACGACGGAGGGTGCGTGAAGCGGAAATTGATATTTATGAAGCCATGCTGAACCGTATCGAGGATTTTGTTTTTCCGGATGCGGAAGCACTGATCCTGAAAAATTTTGAGCATGAACTGAAATTCCGGGTATTTAAGGGGCTGGAGTGATGGAGCCATTGATGATGGGCGCCTGGCATCAGGCGGTGATTGACAGTCTGAAACAAATTCCCTGGGTGGAAGATGCCGATGAGTACCCGGAAAAAGTGACGCAACTGGTGACGCCTGCTGTATTTGTGGATGTACCGGGCTGGGACAAGGCTCATTTTGCTGACGGGCAAACGCGGGTCACGCTGAAATGTGATCTGTTTGTGGTGACAGACCGGGCCGGGAAGACGGAAAACGTGCCAAAACCGCAGATTTTTGCCCGTTGTCTGGCGATGGATTTATCTGACTGGATTGAGGGAGCCACGTTCGGGCTGGATAACGTTGATCCGGCGGTTTTTATCGATGCTGAGGTGGATACCTTCGACCGGCTGCTGGATGACTACATCGTTTTCCGTGTCTCTTTTGAACAGGACATTCCGGTCGGCGAAGATCCGTTTGCGGTTCCGGCAGGTGCACCGTTACAGGAAGTCTGGCTGGGTAAAGTACCGGAAACCGGCAAGAGACATGAGCAGGATTATCGTCTTATCTGGAAATCGGAGGGCACCGGTGATGAGTCTGGCGGATGAAGTGGCAGAGTTACGCCGCAGGGTGGCGGACATGGTCCGTCGCGGCGTGGTGGACGAGGTGATCCCGGGTAGCCCGGTGATGGTTCGGGTGGATATCGGGGATGTGCTTTCGCCGCCGTTACCCTGGATTCAGGTGCAGTCCGGACGCTACATGCAGGTCAGTAATTATCCGGCCCCCGGAGATGCCGTTACGGTGATATCGGAGGCGGGCGATCTGCGTAACGGTCGGGTGTATCCGGGGGCCAATATTGACGCTATCCCTGTCCCTGAGGGCAGTGAATACGAACATGTTATTTTGTTTGATACCGGAACGAAAATCCGTTACGACCGTCAGGCTAATGCCCTGTCCATCACGCTGGCTGAAGGCGGCAGCTATAAAATTACCGGCAGGGGAACTCTGGACGGCCCGGTAGAAATCACAGACACCCTGACCGTACAGGGTAAAGCAACCATGAATGCTGAGGCGGTGGTTAAGGCGGATCTGATGGTCGGTGGTGAGGTTTCTGATTATCACGGAACGATGAGTCAAATCAGAATTGTCTATAACGGTCACAATCACCGGGGCGACAGTGGTGGCAGCACCGGACAGCCTGGTCAGCAAATGTAATCTCCTTTCAGTTCTTTTTCCGGAATAAACAACATGATTGGTATTGATTCAGCCACCGGCAGATATCTGCACGGTAACGAACATCTGCGCCAGTCCGTCACCGATATTTTGTCAACGCCGGTCGGCAGCCGGGTCCTGCTCAGGGAATACGGCAGCAGACTTTTCAGTCTGCTTGATAACCCACAGGATGATTTCACGCGGGTGAGAATAGTCCGTGAAACGGCAACCGCCCTTGAACGCTGGGAACCCCGACTGGCCCTCCGGCGGGTGGAGGTGACATGGACGGGAGAAGGAGGCGCCTGGCTGACGCTTGTCGGGGTGAATAACGAAACTCAGGAAACGATTCGACTCGAGGAGATAAAAATTGGCAACGTCTCAGGCCATTATTGATTTGTCCGCGATACCTGTACCGGATGTAGTGGATGTGCCGGACACCGCTGTGCTGGTCACTCAGATAGTGGCGAAGTATCAGGAGCTGGATACGTTGTTTTCGGCTCTGGTGGAATCTGATCCCGCATATAAATGGGCAGAGGCGCTGGCTTATCGGGTGGCGCTGATGCGCCAGCAGATCAATGATGCTGTCCGTGCTGTACTGCTTGCCAGTGCCGGTGGGAACGACCTGGATCAGGTTGGCGCGAATTATCAGGTTCAGCGGCTGGTTATTACCCCGGCAGACGACAGCACCATTCCGCCCACGCCGGCGGTGTATGAAGATGATGACGCTTTTCGCGAACGTATCCAGTTGTCATGGGCACGGCTCAGCACCGCCGGCGCGAAAAATGCGTATCACTATTTTGCACAAAGTGCTGATCCTGATGTGCTGGATGTGAAGGCTTACGGGCCGGAAACACATTCGCAGGAAGGCCGGGTTTTTCTTTATGTGTTATCCCGGTCCGGAAATGGCACTGCATCACAACCCCTGCTGGATAAGGTGGCAGCATCAGTCTGTGATGATGAAACCCGTCCCCTGACGGATTTTGTCAGTGTCCGGACGGCAGAAATTATTCCCTACGATGTGGTGGCGGATATTCATATTCCCTACGGGCTGGATGGTGAACTGGTCATGGCAAATGCCCGCCAGGCACTGCGGTCTTACACTGACAGCGTCCACCGGATAGGCTCGGTGGCGTCACGTTCCGGCATGGATGGTGCTCTGCACCAGACCGGGGTGATTACGGTGAATCTGACCTCACCAGCCAGTGATATCGTTCCTGCGATGGGGCAGGCACCGTGGTGCCGTAGGGTAACGCTGAATAAGGTGGAGACAACCGATGAATGACGATATCAGGAGCATACTGCCGGTCAGTGCCCGCCGGGCAGAGCGGGTGGTGGACTGTGTCGCCGGAGATATGCTGTCAGACATAGCGGTCTGCCTGATCCGCTATGTGAAAAATCCCGATTTATGCCCTGCTGAATTGCTGCCATGGCTGGCCTGGGAAATGGCAGTGGATACCTGGAATGAACACTGGACGGAGGCGGAAAAACGGTCTGCAATAAAACGTGCTGCTTACATCCACCGTCACAGAGGCACAAAAGCGGCGCTGATGGCGTCGCTGGCTGACAGTCCCTTCCGGTCGCAGATTGTTGAATGGTATGAGCAGACCCCTCCCGGAGAACCGTATACCTTCCGTCTGAACGTGGAACAAAAGGATTTACCGGTACTGATGAATGATCATCAGGATCTGAAGCATGCGGTGCTTCGTGCGAAAAATCTGCGCAGCTGGTTCAGTATTCACGTTTACGGGAACAGCAGGGGGCGAGGATTTGGTTACGGCTATGTGATGGCGACAGAAAAAATCAGAAGTACTGGTGTGATAACAAAAACAGTGTCCACTGACGGGCAGAGTGAGGCGGGAGTATGAATGGGCTGATTCTGACAACATCCGGCGCTGCAGAAATTGAAGCGGCATATCAGAACGGGCAAACAGTGACTGTCCGGCATGTTCTGCTTGGTGACGGGGGTGGGCAGGCATTGCCTTCCACGCCTGATGAAATGGCAGCAATAACATCGTTGTATGGCGAATTCGGGCAGGAACCCTTTTCCAACGGAGCAGTGGAGGAGGGCTTCATCAGCGGGGATATTGTGATTGACTGCAAATCATATCCCGGAAAAACCCTTCGTGAACTGGGGATTATCAGCGACAGAGGTACGCTTATCGCGTACGGACGTTATCCGGACACCTTTTTACCAGACCAGACGGATTCCGTTATTAAGGAAGTTATTCTGACGCTGGTTCTTGGACTGACGCACGCACAAAACGTGGTGCTGGAGGTTGATCCGGACAGGGCCATTATTACTCAGGAAATCGGAGACAGACGCTATCTGCAACGAAAAAAGAATCTTTCGGATGTGGAAGACAAGGACGAGGCTGTTGAAAACCTCGGATTAAAAACCACGGTGGACAAGGCAAAAAATGCCGTTCAGCGTGATGGTGACACCATGACCGGGGAACTGAAAATCCGTGGTGTTAATGCGCTGAGGATTTTCAACGACGCTTTTGGTCTGATTTTTCGTCGTTCGGAAGAGTGCCTGCACCTTATCCCTACCAGTGAAGGTCAGGGCGAGAATGGCGATATTGGTCCACTTCGACCGTTCACTATTAATCTGCGGACGGGTGAAATATCCATGTCGCATAAAGTGTCTGTTGGCGGCGGTTCTCAGGTCAATGGTGCGCTGGGTATCGGCGTTCAGAACGCGCTGGGCGGAAACTCAATTGCTTTCGGGGATAACGATACCGGCCTGAAACAGAATGGTGATGGCCTGCTGGATGTTTATGCCAATAGCGTGCATGTGTTGCGTTTTCAGAGTGGCAGTATCCAGAGTAATAAAGCTGTAAACGTTACAGGACGGGTAACACCGTCAGACTACGGAAACTTTGATGCCCGTTACCAGACCAAAACAGGCGGCGTGCAGGATGTGCGTTATGGTTCCGAAATGTATTACAACCCGGGAGGTAACCAGATATCCTGGACATTTCGCTCACCTTCAGGCCACGGGTTATCCGGTATTAATGTGCAGGAAACCGGAAGTAATTCGGCAGATAACATCGGCGGCGTGTATTACCGACCGCTTCAGAAACTGATTAACGGCACCTGGTATAACGTGGCGAGTGTTTAACAATGTTGCATTTAAAAAATATTACTGCAGGCAATCCGAAAACCGCAGAACAATATCAGATGACAAAACAACATGGTATCACCTGGCTTTTTTCGGAAGATGACAAAAACTGGTATGAAGAGCTGAAAAATTTTGCCAGTGACACCATAAAAATGGTTTACACCGGAGACGGGCGCGTGGTGTGGGTCGGTAAGGATGTGACAGGCATTGAGCCCCGTAACGCCAGTGTTATTGAAGTTCCTGATATTACCGCCAACCGCCGTATTACCGTGCCTGGTTACTGGTTTTACCGCGATGGCAATTTTATCTTCGACTACAAACTTAAAGCGGAAGATGAACGCGATGCCCTGTTACAACGGGTCAGCATCATGACCAGCGAATGGGAAAAAGACCTGCTGCTGGGATTAATCAGTGACGAAGACAGGGAGAAGCTGAAAGCGTACCGCATTTACGCGAAATCGCTGCAGGCGATGGATTTCAGCGCTATTACGGATAAGACCACATACAACAATATTAGCTGGCCTGAGCATCCACAAAATACCTGAAAAAGAAGTTAATCATCTGACCGCCTGAGGGCGGTTTTTTTATGGGAGAAATGTATGTCCGGATTACATGGTGTTGAAACCATTGAACTGACAACAGGCACGGTTGCCGTGCAGACCATCTCCACGGCAGTGATTGGCCTGGTGGGGACTGCGCCGGGCGCCTCCGGCGGTGTGTGCGCTTCCGGTACTGCTGGCTCGTGGCTGCTGGGAACGGCGCTGGATTTCACGGCGAAACAGGAGGGCCGGGTCGGCAATAAGATTTCGGTGGTTGCCGTCGCGGCCACAGAACAAAGCGCGCAGACAGTGGTCTCGCTGAAAGGTACGACCCTGACGATAACGCTGGGGACGGATGAGCACAGCCAGGTTAACGCCACGGTGGAGCGTGTGACTGAAGTGGTGAATGCGCTGGGGGATTCGCCTGTGACGGCGGCTGTCAGCACCCTGAATGCAGGAGACGCTGAAAATAAAGTGGTGTTGCCGTTCAGCCTGACGTTATCCGGCGGAGAAGATGAGGCGTTCCCGGTCAATACACCAGTGGTGGTGGCAGGAGCCATTACTCAGGCAGGGAAACTGGGCACAGCCGGAACATTATACCCGGCCCTGCGAGATATTTTTGACCAGACTGGTGCGATGGTGATTGTGGTGCGCGCAGAAAGTAAAACAAAGGCGAAAGAGGCCGAACAGCGTGCGGCGGTGATTCAGGCCATGGAGGCGCTGACAGAAAGTAAGGGCGTGACAGGCTATCAACCGCGCATCCTCATTGCCACGGGGTACAGTGAGGATGATGGCGTGGCAAAGGCGCTGGAAACGTATGCCGTGAAGCTGCGGGCTGTGGCCTATATTGACTCGCCCTCAATGGCAACGCCGCAGGATGTGGTTCAGCGTCGCGCGTCCTTTGGCGGACGCGTGGAGCTTCTGCGTCCGCGCGTATCAGTGACGGATGACAGCGGGCAGACGGTGTTTCGTCCGTATTCGGCGCGCGCTGCCGGGCTGCGTGCCCGTATTGATTACGAAAAAGGGTGGTGGTGGTCCAAATCAAACCAGGACGTGATGAATATCACCGGTCTGGAGCAGGTGGATACGTTTATTCTCGGGGAGCAGAACTGCACGGCAAACCTGCTGAACATGGAAAATATCTCCACCATTATTCGTCACGATGGTTTTAAACACTGGGGCAACCGTCTGTGTTCATCCCACAGTCAGTGGCGTTTTGAGCCGGTACGCCGTACTGCAGATGTGATTGAGGACAGTATTCAGGAGGCCATGCTGCCTTATGTCGATCGTCCGCTTGATCGGGATGTGGCAGACGACATTCTTGGCAGCATTAATGCCTATATGCGTCAGCTTAAAAATCTGGGCGCGATCCACGGAGGCAGTGCATGGCTGAACGATGAACTGAACACTGCAGAAACCCTGGCTGCAGGGCAGTTGTATATCGATTATGACTTTGGGCCGAAGTCACCACTGGAGCGCCTGACACTGCGGGCGATGATTAACAATAAACTGGCGCTGGAGGAGCTGACGGTATGATGACGGGTGAAAAAAAACTGTTGCGCGCATGGGCGTTATTTCTTCCTGGCGGGATCCGTCTTCAGGGGGCGCATGAATACACGCCGCCTGCCATTAATATCACGACAGTGGATATCAAAACCGGCGCAATGGATGCACCAGTGGCAGTGGATGACGGCATGGAGGCGCTGACCTGCTCATTTAAGATTTATGGCTACGATGTTGCCATGCTGACCCTGCTGGGATTACAGGCCGGGCTTTATTCGCCGGAGATTGTTGTGCGTCAGGCTTACCGGGTAGGAAATGCGACCAGCGGGGAGGTGGAGACACTGCAGGGGATGATCACCAGTATCACACCAGATGCGCGTCCGGCGACATCACAGGCGGATGCCTCGGTGACAGTGGAAATGTCGCTGAGTTATTACCGTCAGGCTGTAGATGGTCTGGAAACCATCTGCATTATTCCGGAGGAATTTGTACGTCGTATTAACGGCGTTAATGTTCTGTCGGATCTGAAAAAAATTATCCGGGTTTAATCCCGGCATCCTGTCAAGCAGGCGGCTCAGGCCGCCTTTTCTATTTTTAAAGGAGACGCTTATGTCGGAAAAAAACAGTGTTCCCGCCAGCAGTGTGGAAATTGTGTTATCCGTGCCATATGTCACCACATCAGGACAGACGATCACCCACGTCACCATGCGTGCGCCTACCGTCCGCGATCGTCTGTTGCATCGTCGGAGTAACAAACCGGAAGCAGAGGCTGATCTGGATATGATTGCCGGTCTGTGTGGGATGGACGCGGCAGACATGATGAACATGGAAGCGTGTGATTACCTGGCCCTGGAGCGTCAGTTTAATGTTTTTTTGCTGCCGCCGGTCCGGCGGAAGAAGAAAGCATCCTGACAGCGATACGGCGTGCCGGTGCCTGGTTCGGGTGGTCTCCCGGAGATGTGATGGCGCTGCCGTATACGGATTTTGTGGCAATGATGCTGGCGGAGTCGGAAGAGAGGAAGCGATGTTATGGCAACGGTGGGCGATAACCTTAAAGCGAATATCCGGATCGGAGGCACGATAGATCCGTCGTGGAAAAAATCGGTTGATGGGCTGAAGCACGGATTATCAGGGGCAACACAGGAAGTGGCTCGTCTGACACGTCAGCAGGACGTACTGAAACGAAAAATTCAGGCTGGCGTTCTGGCTGGACAGGATATTACTGATCTGCGAAAGCAGTATGAAAAGCTGGGTAAAAAAATTCATGATGCCACCGGAGAGCAGGACAAATTTAACCGTAAACTGGCTCGTGCGGAACGCCTGGAACGCTGGAAAGGGCGGGCGGGGACGGTCCTTAAAACCGGTTTTGGGCTTTCGGTTGGTTCCGGGTTGACGCTGGCAGCGGGTACTGCCGCTGTGCTTAACCGGAATACGGAGACGGCAGAGCGGGCAGGGATAGCCCGCAGTTATGGGGTGGATTATGAAACCTATGCGTCATGGGATTCTCTGGCCCGACTGATGGGGCTGAACGGTGAAAACATCGGTGATCTGTTTGAGGAGTACCGGAACAAGGTTTTTGACGATGATAATGGTGCCATGGATAAAGGAGCCATTCAGGAGGTATTCGGTAAACTGGGGCTGAAAGCGGGCGTAATGGCCGGAAAAAGCAACCAGGAGCAGGTCGAATTTTTGTTTGATCGCTTACTGCAGGTGGAGAATGAGCAGCAGGCAGCCGGGATGGCAGATGCGTTGTTCGGTGGTGAGGCCAATAAAATTCTGACCTGGATGCGTCTGTCAGGGAAAACTTACCGGGAGCTTATCAGTGAGCAGAAACGCTATAACCTGGTGACAAAGGCAGGGGCTGATGGCGCAGTTCAGGGACATGTGGCACTGTCAAATCTCCGTAATGTTCTGAGTTCTTCCATTGATGAAATCAGCGGACAGCTGGGTAATGAACTTGCCCCACATATTCAACAGGTGACGGATGACCTTGCGGCCTGGTTTAAGAATGGTGGGCTGGAAAAAATCCGGGCATTTATTCGTGATGATGCCCTGCCGGCGCTGATCGACATGGCTGCCTGGATGTGGAAATTTGGAAAAGTTCTGGCTGGAATAACGCAGAAAGCCATTGAGTGGGGGCTGGCAGATGATCCGCGTCAGGACCGGCGAGAGGTACTGGAATATCTGGCAAAAATGGGGTCGCCGGAGCTGGCGAGAGCGGTGGCGCAGAAAAACGGCCAGGGAGAATGGTTTGATGAACTGCTCAGGCAAAATCCGGACCTGACGAAACAGGTTGTACAGGCTTATAAAGACACCCGCGGTTATCTCCCCTGGAATCATGACGATAAAAAGTTTGATGCATTTCTCGACCCTCTGTTGGGGCCGAAAGAAGAACCTGATTTTAAGGCGATAAAAGAGAAATCCCGCACCTACATTGATGGACTTCATGCAGCAGATCCGGGGCAGGGTAATTCGGATCCCCTCTCAGCTCTTCAGTATACACCCGGCAGTGTCAGCCAGGTGGAAGTAAAACCCACATATCAGATACGGGCGGAATTTAACATCACTCAGAAGCCCGGCGAGGATGCCGGACAACTGGCAGACAGGGTAACGAAAAATCTGGGAGATATTAATTTTGGTCAGCGTTCCCGCATGACCGATGGTGATGCATTCTGGGGGTGAAGATGGTGGATTTGCCAGGCTGGGGCGTAAACCGGCTTGAGCGTGAAGCATGGGACGCGGTGGGATCATTAACGGATGTCGCCTCCCGCGTCATGCTGTCGTTTGGTGAGTTTGAATTCAGTATTGATACTGCTGCTTATAACGCCATGAAGCGCACGATGGAATGGCGATGGGATGAACAACAGCTTATCGGAAAAAACGACCTGCTGCAGTATACCGGCAAGGGGGCCAGAACAATAACCCTTGAAGGTATGGCGCACGCGGGATTTCGTGACGGTGTGGGAATGGATGCCCTTGATACACTGGTTCAGATGGTGGATGACAATCCGGCCCCGCATCTTCTGGTCTCGAGCACAGGTGATGTGATGGGGTATTTCGTGGCAACCGCCTATTCAGATAACACCACGTCCTTTCTTCCCGGCGGTGCGCCGAAGAACAAAACGTTCACACTGGAGCTGAAATACTATGGCGAAAAACTGGCGGACCACTGACGGCGATATGCTGGATGACATCTGCCAGAGACACTATGGCAGCGCCGGACTTAACCAGTCACTGGCGGCGGTACTGGAAGCCAATCCCGGACTGGCTGACCTTGGTCCGGTCTATCCGGCAGGTGTGGAAATTGTGTTGCCGGACTGGGTGTATGAACCGGAGGAAAAGGAGGCGTTTCAGTTATGGGACTGAATGAGTATCAGCCGGATTTCAGCCTGACAGCAGAGGGTGAGGATATCACGAAGGCCATAAAGCGGGGGCTGGCTGAACTGCGTTATACCGATAATGGTGCGGCCACAAAGCGGGCCGATGAACTGATGATAACGCTGTTCAGTGAGAAGATGGCGTTGCCGCCGAAAGGCGCGGTATTGACGCTGGGGCTGGGATTTAACGGAAATCTGGTGAATAAAGGCAGTTTTACAGTCTGCCAGGTGGCAAGCGGTGGCCCTCCCCGCCGGATAACCATTTATGCCACCGCAGCCCCCATGAATGCGTCAAAACATGGCGCAGACGTGACCGCACTGAAAACCCGCGCGTTCAGCGATATCACACTGGGCGACCTGGTGAAAACCATCGCCACTGAAAATAATCTGGTGGCGCGGGTCTCACCGGCGCTGGCAAAAATTCGTATCCCGTGGGTGATGCAGTCATCTGAATCGGATGCGTCCCTGCTGTCCCGGCTTGCAGGTATGTATGGTGCCACCAGTAAACCGACGAACGGCTACTGGTTATTTCTGGAGTATGGCGCATCACAGAGCGCAGGCGGCAGGGATGCGCCTGTAATGACCATCACACCGGATATGGTATCAGACTGGGATTACCGGGAGGGGGAGCGGCAGGGAGCATCCGGAGGCGGAAAAGGAACAACAAAAAAAGGGAAAGTGGGTGTCCGGTATTTTGATACCCGTGACGGACGCACGCGTGAAGTTAAAGTGGATGTGGAGTCCACAGACAAGCGACATCCATTCACTCAGCCGGATCAGGATACAGCAAAACACTGCGCAGACTCTAAGGTTAAACGTGTGCAGAAAGCCGGACGCCAGATGACGATAACGTTGCCCTGCAGACCAGCACTGCTGAAAGCTGGGGCGGAAATGCGTTTTATCACGCAGGGATTTGGGGTACGGGAAGATCATAACTGGCAGGCTGAGTCGGTGGAGTTTTCACTGGCACCGGGGCAGGGATTTACGCTGAATCTGTCGCTGGCCACGGATATTTCCGCGAAAGGACAGGCATCAGGGAAGAAGAAAGCGGATAAAAAGGGCGTGAATTATTTTGGTTAATGTTTTCTGGATCAGGAAATAAAAATGTCTGTATTAATTTCTGGTGTGCTGACTGATGGCGCAGGACTCCCCATGTCCGGATACCATATTATTCTGAAAGCCCGGCAGAATACATCTGCAGTGGTCATGAGAACGGTGGCTACAGTGGTGACAGGGCCGACGGGAGAATATGCTTTTGAAGCACAGACCGGAAGATATGATGTTTATCTTCGGTCGTGTATTGAAAGAGAATATTGTGTCGGTGATATTTCGGTTTACGACGACTCCAGGTCCGGCACGCTGAACGACTTTCTGACTGCCCTTGATGAAGGCGATTTAAAGCCGGATGTAGTGAAACGCTTTGAGGAAATGGTGGCGCAGGCGCAGCAGAGCGCGAAAGCGGCAGCGGAAAGCGAACGACAGGCCGGGCAACATGTCGCTGATGCGCAACAAATTAAGAGCGACTGCGAGACGCTGGCGGATAACGTACAGCAGAACGCAGAGGCCGTTGCCGAAGACAAAAAACAGGTTGAAATTCTGGCCTCTCAGATTGAGGATACCGCCTCAAAAGTCAGACAGGATGCCGAAGCGGCCAGAAAGGCCGCATCTGATGCGGAGCAGGCCAGGGATGAGATTGATACCGCATTATCAGCGACACTCAAAACGGCTAACCACCTGTCAGAAATTGCGGCAGAAGGCAAAGAGGCGCAACAGGGATCCCGCGATAATCTGGGACTGAAAAGCGCCGCCACAATGGAGCCACAGAGTGATATTTATGACCGGACAGAAGGCCGACTGGCGGTTCCCGGCATGTTCGGATTCGGGAAAATATTTTCCTATGACGACAGGACAGAGTTTGAAACAGAGGCTGATTTTCTACTGTGGGTAAAAAGGGCAAACCCCGGACGCTATACCGTTTATGCACGTACAAATGTGGTAATACAGGGTGTGCTGTTCAGTGGTACTGTTGACATTATCTGGCCAGAATATCAGCACAATCCCAGTCCGGTATATATACCTAAAATCATTATTTTCTATGGCATTAACGGCCATGTTTATTACAACCGTTACTGGACTGCCAGTGGTGGTTATCTGGTTGGTTGGGAGAACCTGAAGGTCAACGAGGCTTCACTCAGGGCACTGATTGAAACCCGCGCGCCACTAAACAGCCCGGCACTGACCGGAACGCCGACAGCGCCAACACCGCCAGATGATGCAGCAGGCACTGAAATAGCTAATGCGGCGTTTGTCCGCAAACTGCTCGCTGCACTGGTGGATTCATCTCCCGAAGCCCTTGACACGCTGAACGAACTGGCGGCGGCGCTGGGCAATGACCCGAACTTTGCGACAACCGTCACTAACGCGCTGGCGGGTAAACAACCACTCAGTGATGTGTTAACGGCACTCAGCAACCTGACACAACGTGCTGACACGCTTCCGTACTTTAACACAGATGAATACGTCTCCCTTGCGCCCCTGTCAGAAAAGGGACGCTCACTGCTGGCGCAGGAAACGCCGGAAGCCATGCGAACAGTGCTGGAGCTGAAAAGCGCCGCCACAATGGAGCCACAGAGTGATACTTATGACCGGACAGAAGGCCGACTGGCGATACCGGGGGCACTGGGTTTTGGTGAAATTTTTCATCTTAATGACAGGATTAGTTTTGACACCAGAGCCAAATTTGATTCCTGGATAAGAGACGCAAAACTGGGGCGTTATCTGGTTTATGCAAACCCCGGCATAGTGATACCAAAAGTGCTATTCAGTGGAATTCTTGAAATTATCTGGGCTTCAGCTTTAACTACTACAACTAACGGCGTAGACAGGATTTATTTTTTTTACGGTGTTAATGGTGTGGTTTATTACGCCCGTGGCACTTCTGGTGCCCCGGAATGGGAACTCTGGAGACGAACTGATAAGGAATTAATTGATTTTTTGTCCGGTACAGTTTATTCCGGCGGGCTGAATGCATCACCGGAGGCTGGCGGTATTGTTCAGGCAGCATTTCGTTATCAGGATAAGCCCGGAGGATACACCCTGAGGCGAGGTGATGCTTTAAGTGGTTCACTTCTGAAGCCATATATAATTACAGTCGATGAAAGTGGCGAACAGACTCTTCATATTAAAGAGGAACATACGTTTCCCGGATATTACTGGAGTCTGACCTCCTATCCGTGGCTGAAAACGAGTGATTATATTCTGGGAATATTTATAAGGTATCGTTAATGAACATTACAGATATAAAAAATCCTGTCAGCCTTGAACACGGGGCGATAAATTGCGAAATATTATTTGACGATATGGAGGAATATGTTCCCTATACCGCGACACCGACAGACAGCGATAAAACGGGGAAGCAGGTATGGCAGGAGCTACAAAGCGGTAAATGGGGTGAAATCGCCCCGTTCATCGTCACGCCGGAACTTATTTCGGCAGCGAAGAATGCCAAAAAGCGGGAAATTGAGGTGTGGCGTACAGAGCAGGAAGCGCAGCCGTTCACGTTCGAATGGAACGGTCATACCTGGAACGGTGGTCCTGACTCGATGGCGCGGCTTTATCCGGCAGTAATAGCATCAAAGTCTGACACAGCGCGAAAATCCATGATATGGGGTAATGCGGAAAACCAGCAGGTGAAACTGTCTATGCAGAAACTGGATGAACTGCTTACTGCAATGGTTCAGGCACAGGTCGATCGCAATGATGAGATTTATCAGCGTCAGCGCGAGATGAAAGAAGCGTTAAATTCACTGGAGGATTTGAAGTCGATTAGGGATTTCAGGCTGGAGTAA